GGTCAACTTTTATTGCCACTTTTGACGCATCATAAAGCGCTAACACCGTGTTTCAGTCTTTCAAACGCTTTGTTAGATGCCAAATCGTAGAAAAACACCGGCAGAACTCGAAGCTTCCGGCTCCCTCAAAAAGAATCCTTCCCGCGTCCGTATCACGCCAACACCCAAAGGTGAATTAGGTTCACCCCCAAAACATTTGACCCCCGAAGTACGCGCCACTTGGCTTGAGTTAGTCCGCTCCATCGCCGAAGGCGTGCTTACTCGTGCCGACCGCTTCCAAGTAGAAATTGCCGCCACCCTGATGCACAAGTTTCGCACTGGCGGCCTTACCAAAGATGGGATTTCCGCCGCGCAGTTAAGCCAACTTCATTCCGCGCTTGGAAAGCTGGGCGCTTCCCCCGCCGACCGCAACAAGGTGAGCCAACCGGTGCCGAAGGCCGATGAGACGCTGGCGGAATTCGACTAGCGCCACGTGCAACCCACATCAATAGCCGGTGCCGGGAAGGTGGCCGACACTTCAACACCATGTGAAAAGGCGCTCCAGTATGCCCGTGATGTTATCGCCGGTGAAATCCCATGCTGCAAGTGGATCAAGCTTGCCGCGCACAGGCACATAGACGACCTTGCTAAAGTCGCCGACGAAGCTTACCCGTACACTTTCGATGAGCATAAAGCTAATCGGGCGGTGAAGTTCACACAACTATTCAGCCACCAGAAGGGCCGCTGGGCGGCTAGAGGCGAAAGGCTGGTGTGGGAGAGTTGGCAGCTATTCATCCTATGTAACCTGTTCGGTTGGTGCCGGAAGAAGGATGGCAACCGCCGTTATCGAAGGGCCTATATCCTGGTAAGTCGGAAAAACGGGAAGTCAGTGTTGGCCGCCGCGATTGGCCTGTACTTCCTGCTTGCCGATTTTGAAGCATCGCCGGAAGTTTACGCCGGTGCCAGTGGAGAGGCGCAGGCTTATGAGGTCTTCCGGCCAGCGAAGCAAATGCTTACCAAGGCGATCAACGTAAAGAAGAAGTACAAAGCATTTGCCGGGGCCAAGGTCATCACCACAGGCAGCAACAATGGGCGTTTTGGTGTTCTTATCGCATCGCCTAAAGATGGACAATCGCCCTCTTTAGCCATCGCCGATGAGGCGCACCAGCACGCGGACGATACGTTAATCACGGCGATGTTGACCGGCATGGGCGCGCGGGAGCAGCCCTTGCTACTCTGCATAACCACCGCTGGCGTATCGCTGGAATCCCCGGCCAAACATCTTCAATCCGAAGTGGAAGCCGTTCTGGAAGGCAACGTCGAAGATGAAAGCCTCTTCGGAATGATTTACACCATCGACGCTGGCGACGATCCGTGGTGCGAGGAATCGCTGCTAAAAAGTAACCCGAACGCGGCGGTTAGCGTGTCCCTTGATTTCTTACGTGAGCAACAATCGTTAGCCGCAAAATCAAGCCGGAAACAGAATGCTTTTCTTCAGAAGCATCTTTGCGTTTGGGTGGGTGCAAACTCCAGCTTCTTCAATATGAACGATTGGGCGCGCCAAGGTGACGCCCCCCCACCTGAAAGCCTGATCGGTTGCCCCTGCTATATAGCGCTTGACCTTGCTAGCAAGATCGATTTGGCCTGTAGAGCGAAGGTGTTTAAGAAGCGGATCGACGGGAAGGACCATTACTACGGCTATGTCGATTCCTTCACGCCGGAAGCGCGGCTTGAGACGGTCAGGGTCTACCAAGGATGGGCAAGGGATGGCCACCTTCAGACAACAGCCGGGAACGCCATAGACTACCAACAGATCGAAGAGGAGACGGTGGCGGAGATTGCCAAATACAAGGCGCTAGAGGTTTGTGCTGACCCGTGGAACTCGATTCAGATGCTACAGAATCTTGGGAAGCTATCGCGGGCGGTGCCAGTGGAATTTCCCCAAACGGTTCAGATGTTGAGTGAGCCAATGAAGACATTTGAGTCGTTGATAGCGGACGGAAGGTTTCATCATGACGGGAATCCATGCACAAGGTGGCAGATGAGTAATGTAACTGCCCACTATGACGCTAAGGACAATGTCTTCCCTCGCAAAGAACAGCCCGAAAATAAGATTGACGCCTGTTTAGCACTCTTGATGAGCCTCAGCAGGGCGCTAGTTGGCAGTGCGACGAAGGTGATGCCGAATATTCGCACGCTATAGGGCAAATCTTAGGTTGTGGGCGCTGCTGGACGGGTATTAGCTCTATGTGCCAGAGCCAATCCAAACAGAAACCCGTGAGATTTACGGATGGATTTACGTTGTCTTTTGCAACGAATCAGAGAAGGTGAATGTCGGCCAAGTAACCCGGACTGATACAAGAAACGCGGCGGTACGGGTGGCAGAACATCTTGCTGGAAGATGCCCAGGCTGCCGACATTTCTATAACGCTGTGATTGCATATGGGCCGGAAGCCTTTACCTTGCTATTCACGATTGAAGCGTTCTCTAAGGAGGAGTTGGACACCATTGAGGATCTCTGGATAATCGCACTTCGGGCTAAAGAGCGAGCCTTCGGTTACAACTTGAAAGACGGCGGCGCGAAAGGCAAGCCCGGTGAAGAGACGAAAGAACTTCAATCGAAGAGCGCTAAACGCCGCTTTGAGCGTCCCGAAGAGATCGGAGCTAATAGGCAACGGGCGCTTGACCGCTGGGCCAACCCTGACTCCAGACAGAAGATGGCTGTGGCAATAGCACGAGGTAGTAGAACCCCTGAAGCCCGTAAGCGGAATTCTGAGGCAGCAAAACGAAGGCAGGGGACACCGGAAGCTAGAGAAGCAAACAGTAAACGCGCCATACAGTGGTTTGACGACAACCCTGAGAAAGCTGCGGTCAGAACGGCAAACCTAGTGACATACGCTAAATCCCCCGAAGGGCGGCAGGCCGCTAGTAAACGGGTTTTACAAAAACTAGAAGACGACCCCCCCACCAAGCAGGCATTCGTGGAACGCATGAAGCTTTACTGGAGCATACCTGAGAATGCCGCTATGCGAGGCAGAGCCGCAGCTAAGTATTTTTCAAACCCCGAAGTACGTTTGGCTTTTAGTATTCGTTCCGCACAACGGATGGCATCGCCCGAGGCACGTGAAGCTCACGGCAAAAAGGTATTGAATTGGATTGAGAACAACCCCGAAGAGTTCCAAGCGTTCTCAAAGAAACGAGCCACTAAGTTAGGCACCCCCGAAGTAAGAAAGAAGATGTCTGACGCGCAAGCAAGACGTTTCGAGAGAGAGAAGCTAACCCCCCAAGTGGTGGCTAAACGAGTGGCAGCGTGCAAAGCAACTAAGTTCCGAAAGAAGTGTGAAGCCTTACTGGCAAAACAAGTAAGCGAAATGGATTGGTCGCCAGAACGAATCCACCCTGAATTCCCCGAATTACATTCTGTCAGTTAGCTCCTGTTTTTCCACATTCCGCGTAAATACCAACTTTCAAACGCCTTTACGAAGGCAGTGTACGGACATGCGCTGCCTTCTACCTCTACGGGCCGGGTTCGCCATGTTCCCGGCCCGTCCTTTTGGAGCCTATGGACAAAGAAGCAAAGCACAAACCGCAAAACGTACCGCACTTTGCAGCACTCGACTGGCTTCTTCTTGCCGGTATCGCCTTTGTCACCGCTGGCGTGGCTCACATCCGGCTAGATGCCGGGAGTATCACCCTTGGCGTGTTCTGCCTTGCAGTTGGTTACGGCTTGCTGAAAAAGGGAAGTGAGTAATGGGTTTCCTTAGCCAATCCCTCCGGGCGTTCAGCAACTTCAATCTCGAAGATCCTTCCTCACCGTTGGTCCCGGAGTCATTCGCCGAAGAACTCTTCGGTGGGCGCGGCAATGATGCAGGCGTCACCGTTACTGAGAAGACCGCCATCACGCTCAGCGCCGTCTATTGCGCTATTAAGGCCATTTCCGAAGACTTGGCAAGTCTTCCGCTCGTGACGTATTCAGTCGGCCCGGACGGCTCCCTAACGCCTGCTAAAGACAAGGCCATATATGGCATCCTGCATGACGCGCCAAATTCCTACCAAACCGCTTCCACCTTTCGCGGCGCGTTACTCGCGAACTGCCTATCCCACGGCGCAGGCTTCGCGCTAATCAAGCGAGACAAGGCCGCGCGTGTAGTAAGCCTTCACATTTTGTCTTCGTCCAAAACGGCACCCGTGATGAGGGATGGCAAGCTTATGTTTGCTAGCACTCAGACCGACACCGGCGCGGCAACATTGATTGACCCGGAGAACATCCTGCATATCGTCGGCACAACCTTGGACGGCATCACCGGCCTGAGTCCGATTACTTGTTGTAAGAATGCCATTGGTGTCAGCCTTGCTGCCGAATCATATGCCGCAAGCTACTGGAAGAATTCTTCGAGGGCCTCCGGCGTTTTTACCGTCCCCGGGACCCTAGACGTCGAGTCCTACGAACGGCTAAAGAAGGCGGTAGAAAGTCAAGCGAGTGGTAAGAACGCCCACAAGCCGCTGTTACTCGAAGCTGGAACCAGTTGGAGCCAAACCAGTATTTCAAACGAGTCAGCGGAATTTATAGCCT